ATCCATCGATGCATCATCAAAGGGCAGATTTCGCGCCGTGCCAAAAACCACATCAATTCCCTTATTGGTGCAATACGAAACTAAACGTGGAGTAATATCGACGCCATGGTATTCAATGTCGGGGTGGCTCTGCTGCAGTCCGATATACTCGGGGGCCGCACCGCAACCCACATCCAAAAATGTTTTAATATTGGGATCTAGGAGTCTCCTTACCTGTTGGCGATCCATAGCAAAAGGATCTCCCATCCACGTTATAAACCCATCTTCATCGGGAGCTTCGTGTTGGGTGCCTGCATGGTCATAGGATTTTCCCAAATTATTTTCCCACCATAATTCATAGGGTTCATGTTTCATAAATATCTCCTTAAAATCTCGATATGTTCTTGGATGGTTTGTTCACTTTCGTCAAATACCTGTCCTACAAATTCATCACCATTGCGAGCCGTAGGAAAAGGACTCCGTGAAAAAAATTCATCATGAATATGTAAAGTATGTTCGACCCGAGGAGCTACCACTTCTCTTAGAAAATTTTGATCTACTTGCCAAAAATCTCCTTTTTGATATTCGGCTATTAACTGAGCCATGTCCTGAAGCAAGGGTTTGCGGGCGCCCCACATTCCGCCTAAAATGGGGGCATTATGCCATGGATGGTCTCTCATAATATGAAAAAGTTGGGGGCCTTCAAGCCATTCATCCACTGCGGCTTTTTCTCTGGTGTTTAATCGTGAATCAGTGTCCCTCGAAATCATGATTTCTACATCTGAGTCGGCAATTGCGAGGAAGCGCCAGAACATTCCAGTCCAATCCCCTGCTTCTTCCATCATGATCACATGGGCCTGTAATTCGCGCAATTGATCTATGATAGAAACGGGGACTGACGTCCCACAATAAAAGCGCGCTTCCCATTCAGGATATACTTGGGAGGCCAATTGTGCATTGCGAATAGCGCCGATGGTATATTTCTCATCGTCGCCCCACAAACTAAAACTAATAACTTTTTTCATTAATATACACGCGTCCTATCGACCACTTAACCGGAGAGACGTTATCAAACCCCTCTTTGTGCTGCTGGTATAATTTTTTATTTTCTATTTCTTCTCGCGAAGATTGAAAACGTTGGCTAATGCTGGAATCACCATCATAAAAAAGACACAGTGGTAAGGGAATAAGTTTAAACTTGCACCCTGCGTCGGCCATCCGAATCCACATATCCCAATCCGCGATAGAAGGGTAGTTCTCATAATCAAAATAGCCTACCTTATCGTGTAGGGCGCGCCTCCATAATGGATCTGGTCCACACATGCAGCATTGATGGACCACTGCATGTCCATCATCGGGATAAAATTTAACATGCCGCTCTGTGTGTGGATTAAGATTCTTAAACGTTTCTTCCCAATCATTAGTTATCATGTGATAATTGTAGATTAAATCAATATCAGAATTATTATCCAATATGGTAGCTTGGCGTTCCAAACTAGTGGGGTGCCTAATGTCGTCAATATTCCAATTTGTTACATAGGGTGCATTGCTAGCTTGGATTCCCATATTCCAAGCATTATAGGCGCCTTTTTCTTGGTCGTCAAGAATATACTTAACATTATTTAGTTTATTTAACTGTGTAAATTTCTCATCCCATTCCATGTAAACTACAATAATTTCGCATTCACTAAAAACAGTTTGAGCCATTACATTATCGATATATCGAGGAATAAATTTTTCATAGTGCTTTAGGGGCCCAACAGCGGTTATAATAGATAATTTCATATCTTTTGGAAAGTGGCCGCCATCGTCGCCCGTTCAAATAGTGGAGAGAATCCTCGCTCTTGATGATCAGGAATAACATTTTTATATAATGTTTGATTGTTAAACTGGGTGTAGCGCTCATCATTGTGCCACACACATACTGTATCATTAAAAGATAAAGGAATGTTATGGGCGTGTAAATCTAAACTATACTGCACATCTTCGGGTACGCCCTTATTCTCTCGATCAGCATAAACAAAGCACTCTTCGTTCCACTGCACTATTTCGTGGAGGGAACGTCGAATCATAAAAAAGCCTGATGTTTGGATAAGATTTTTATCCGTGCTTGGATGGTTATAATTAACCAACACATGCGGAGACAATAAAGCACGGTCCCAGTGACGAGTACCATCTGGGTTGAGCAAAGCGTTTCCTAAGACCTGCCAGCCATTATTCTCGTTATAGGCTCTTGTGCCGTCCAGCCAATCCGCATCTAACAAAATGTCATCATCGCAAAATACAATGGTATCATATTGAGCATGGTCGACTGCGCCATTTCGCAAAGTGGCCACATGGCCGGTGGTGGATGCGTCTTTCTTCTCCACCAGAACGATATTGGCACCCGAAGAGTTTTGAAAATTTTCCACATCCCCGCATACTATAATTTCATAAGGCAATTCGCCCCATGGTTGGTTCTGAATACTTTTAATAGTTAAATCGGTTTTTTCGGATCTTTTTCCATTTGTTGGAATACAAAAACTCACCCCCCCAATACTTTGAGGAGGAAGCCATGGCTCCGGCGTAGCCTTTAAATTTCCCACTACGCTCGAAACGAGTTTTTCATATTGAACATTAGGCTGAAAATTTTGCAAGATCCATTTCTGTAAGGTTTTGGCTTGTTTCTTAAAGCGGCCGTAATCTTTGACCACTTCTCGCAATTTCATTTTACATGATCCCTGTGTGGGAAAACACCACATCGCATCCTTTTCTAGTACTCCTTCCCAGTGGGCCTCTTGGTTAATGGGTAACAATTCATAATCAACGGAAATAAAATGTGGCTTAATGCGACTTCTTCCTTTTTTATCCGTTTTGGGCATGCACAAGAAATCTAAATATCCACTCCACTCAGGAGCGATTACAGGCAATCCAGAATATGCTGCTTCAAAATGCGGGAGCCCAAATCCTTCGCCATGGCTTAACGAGAAAAACGCCTTGATGCTCGGGTGTTTATAAAGACCATGCATTTCTTCTTCGCTTAAATCACCATGTAAAAAATAAACCTTACACTGTCTATTTTTATACGGTGCCAAGAGTGCTTCTAATTGGCGTTGGGAAGTCTGCCGGTCTATGAGAGACCCTCCTTTTCCAAACACTTTCACTACCAGTCCTACATCGGGATTATCGATAAATTCTTCTACAAACCAACAAATCGTGTTATCTATATTTTTACGAGGGCCCCATTGTGCAATCGTCAAAAAATTAAATGAAGTAGAGCATTGGAAATTTAAAGGAGTTGCGTCGCAGTCTTTAATGGGGTAATGTACCACTTCTACAGGGGTAGTACATTTGAGCCGCAAAGGTTCGCCAGTGTGCTTGTGGGTTCCATCATAAGCTGTATTTAAAAAAACATTTTTGGAATGTTGGGATACGGTAACTATTTTATCCATTTCATTGGCTTTTTCTAGCCACACAGGGGCAACTTTAGTACTCTCAATACCGGCAGTTACGCCTATATTAATCGCAGCCATCTTCTGCCATTCATTGGGGATAGTCACTTGAACACTCATGTCGTAATGTACGGGAACGCCAGCTTGCTGAGCCTGTTGGTGATAAATGGCCGTCTTATGCGTGATCTCATCTAGCCAACGGCGCTCCTCAGTGTCTTCCCACATCCAATTAGAGGCTCCCCAATTAACTGGTAATAAATGTATATCCAAAACATCTTGCATTGTGCGCAATGCTCTTAATACAAAACGGCCGTGCTCTCCATACCCGGTACGAGTCAGGGCGGGTGCCCTTACTATTACTTTAGTTTTCATACTATCTCCTTAAATATCCAACGTTGGTGAGGTTTGCGAGTATTCCATGACCCCTCTTCCTCATAGAGCGTAGTTAAGATATTATCCCACTCTTTCCCATAATTTTCGAAATTATAATTTTTAAGCACGTGCTGGCGGCCTTGCTCCCCTAGTTTTTTTCTTTCTTCCGGCGATTTAGTGTACATATCATATAAGGCTTGTACAACTATTTCTTCCGAAAGTCTATCTTCATATATATAAGGAATCTCTTGGGAACCAATTATAGCTTTAGATGTTGGGGAGAGTCCAATACCAAACCATTTTTCACCGTCAGTCACTTGTTCTTGAAGGCCCCCTGTCATATTAACAATAATAGGCACTCCCGATGCTAGAGATTCCAACGTGGCTAAACCAAAACCTTCCGCATCGGATATATTGATGGTACAATCCATCATATTGTAGATCAAGGCCAATTGTGCGGCATCCACTTTGTGCTGGCTAAAATATATTTCGCCGTTCGTTAGTCCCAACTCTTGAATTATAGCCTGAAGGTCCTGGCCATGTGGGTCTCTTGTTTCAGTGTGCATCACTAAGCAAGCTTTGTCGTGGCCTACTTTGTCTAAAAAAGCCTTGAACCAAAAAATCAAAGATCCACTTTGCTTGCGGCGAGCATTTCTATTGTTCCAAAAAAAAGTAAATTTGTCCGGATCATAACTTTCTCCAAAGAGAGTTCTTTTGGCTGTTTCTATCTCGTCGCTATGAGGGTCGCGCGGGGTGAATACTTCCGTATTAACGGCATGAGGCAAATACACTGATTTGACACTAGGAGCCACCGTTTCTACAATGTCTTGGGTGAGCTTGGAAATACTCACAATCATGTCATTAGAGTCATAAAACACTTTATTATAGTGTGGATAGGGGTAATTATCCCATACATGATAATAGAGCATCGGTATTAAGGGTCTAATCTCGTTTTCCATTTGCCATAGCCATGCCCAAAATCTAGGGTCGGTCATAAACCACAAAATGTCGGGCCTTTCATTGCGTATTAGTGATCTTACCAAGTCAGGATTTCCATATCCATCCACAGGATAAATCACCCAATCTTCTTTAAACTCTTCGGTTTTAATAGGATTGTGATTGGGGTGTTTAATAGCGCCGCCCAAACTCACTACTTGATATTTGCCTGTTCTCAACAGTGATTCAATAATGTATTTGGTTTGGGTACCCACGCCGCTCGGAGAAAGCGGCATATCTCCTAAAGTTAGGAGTTTGATTTTTTTATTCATAGTCACCTTTAAGGGCAATGGGTTGTTTTATAGTATTCGCACGTGCCATATCTTCCATAACACGCTAATTTATTTTTAATGAAATTGGCTTTTTGAATATTATATATGGCTTTATTTAAGAGTTTAAGAGCGTTTTGTGTTTTTTTCTGGCCGCTAGTAACTTTAAATAATTCTACTTGATGGTGTTTCGCTGTGCGCTTTAGCAACGCAAAATGCGTAATTACGTCTTTAGGGTCAACGTTGTGTTTTTTACTCCAAAAATGCTTATAGAGGGTAAGCTGATAGGTTATCATCTTGTCGTTCTTTTTTCTACTATCCCACCCCCAAGAGCATGTTTTCCAATCGACCACGTGGTATTTACCGTCTGAGGTTTTTACAACTAGATCTACAAAGCCCTTAAAATTAAACTCTTGATCTGCAATCGGGGTGTATAATTTTTCTTCTATTGAAATTAACTCAAACTTTCTAAAATACGAGCGAAGAGCAGGGAGCACATGTTTGATGAGCGCCACTCCTTGTACTCTCATCTGTTCCACTAAATCTTTCTTAAAAACGATATTGGGGTCTTTTTCTTTAATAGTGGAAAGATTTTTCACAAACTCTTTATCAAAAAAATCAGTCGACTCTAATTTGCCATCTGAAACTAAATGTTCACATACAGTATGCATGCTGGTGCCAAATGCTGTATGTTCGTTTCCTTTAAATTCATTGATCCTATCAATGTAATTTAATTTGTGCTTCCATGGACACACGGTCCACTCTTTTAATTCGGAATATGAGATGTGGGTCATTTATTCTATTTCGTTATCAACTAAGGCTTTTATTTTATTATACAGTATGGGGCTTAATTCTTTTAACTTTCTTCTGTCGCCCAAGAAATAATTTTCAAATCCGTCTGCCCAATATTCGCGCAGAGAAGTGATTCCATAGGGAGAATAAAACAGATTAGCAGACGCAAGGCGTAAATAGTCATAGCCCAGTGTTTGGTACAAAAACATATCAAAGTCCAAACTATATTCAGGATCCAAAAAGTCCATCAGACTTTTCTCTTTATTATCATCAAGAAGATGATAAAGGGTCCGTCTTTTGCTTAAAAACTCCCCTTCTAAAACTTCGTCTCCATATAAATGATCTTTGTATTGCCCTTCTAAAGAATGACCAATCTCATGGATGATATCGTCTATTAAATCAGCTTCATCATCTTGCTCGTTGGAAACAAAAATGCCGCCGTCTTTATAAGATGCATTTACATCGCGGTTGTTCTTTTTAAAATCTTTGAAATCCCCAATATAAATCCCATCCAAATTATGGGTCAAGTGGAGAGGAATATAAGACTCTAATTGGGATAAAACACTTTTAAAGTTAATAGGGTTAATAAAGGGATTTACAATGTTAATTGGCTTATCATAAAAAGAAGACGCCAGTTTTTCTTGAATTATTTCGCTATTTTTGATTATATAGTTTTTCATTCTGTGTTTCTTCGGCAGGCGCTTCTTCTTCATCTACATCCACTAAAGCTTGTCGGTATCCTCTTATAAAGTTTTCTTCGGCGACGGCTAATATAAATTCAGGAAATTCATCTGCCATGGCTTCGATAATCAATTCTACCGTTACTTCATCATTCTCAGGTTTAAGCTTGTCGCCAACATAGCTAACAAGCCACCCTTTCATTGGGTTCTCTTTCTCAACGACTTTTTGCAAGTCAGGATTCTCATTTTCATTATAGCTCATAATAGCCTCCATGTCAATAATAACATTACATATATATATTTTTAAAGAATTTTTGCTGCGAGTGTAGCAATTTTTGATCGTTCACCTTTGACAAGAGTGACGTGTCCTGATATATCGTATGATTTAAACCTTTCCACGGCGTGGGTGAGGCCATTGGATGTTTCATCGATATATACATTGTCTATTTGTTCTACGTCGCCAGTTAAAACCAATTTAGTATTTTCTCCTACACGAGTGATGATTGTTTTCAATTCATGTGCAGTCAGATTCTGGGCTTCATCCACAATAATAAATGCGTTGGAAATGGAACGGCCTCTTATATATGTTAGAGCTTCAACTTCAATTGTACCATCTTCAATGTACATACGCAAAGTTTCTTTGTCGTTTCCCATCAAAAATTGTAAATTATCTTGGATGGGCGCAACCCATGGGGCCATTTTTTCTGCCATCGTACCTGGGAGAAAGCCGATATCCCTTCCCATGGGCTGGATGGGCCGGGAGATGACAAGTCTTTTATATTCTTGTGTTTCCATAGTTTGGTATAACCCGGCCGCAATTGCCAATAGTGTTTTGCCAGAGCCCGCTTTCCCCACCAAAGTGACGATATGAACCGAAGGATCTTGAAGGAGGTCCAGTGCAAATATCTGGTCTTTATTGCGAGGCTTAACTCCCCACATTCCCTTCTTGTGTTCGCCATTAATACGCTTAAGCGGAGTGTGGGCGTTAAGAAATCGGGCCAGGGCAGTTTTCTTTTGATTTTGATTAGAAACTAAAAGTACAAATTGATTAGGCATTAAAACGATTTCATCTTTTTCCAGATAAATGTCTTCGCCAGCATAAAATCTATCAATGAGTGGTTCATCGACCAAATGTTCAACAAAGCCTGTGTATATATGGCTCGTGTCTTTTACTATTTGATTAACTTGATAATCTTCTGTTACCAATCCCAATGCATCGCATTTAACGCGCATGTTGATATCGCGGGAAACCACAATTACTTTTCTATTAAGATTTTTTTCTTTTTCACTTAGGGCCACCGAAATAATCTCATTGTCGGCAATAGACAAATCTAGATTTTTATCATGCTCGTTACAATTTTTAACAAAAACAATTCCTTTGCCTTTACCTAGGCGCACTCCTTTGTGCAAAGTCCCCTTTTCGCGGAGCGAATCCAGCATTCGTATAAGTTTGCGCGCATTGGTGCCTACGCTATCTTGGCGTTTCTTGTGATTGTCTACCTCTTCTAATACTTTAAAAGGTATAACAATATCATTATTTCCAAAGGAGATTATAGAATTTGCATCTGTTAAATAAACGCTAGTATCTAAAACATAAACTTTTTTGGCCATGCAGTGTGTGAATCCTCTAAAATAATTAGTTTGTGTTTTTTTTGTATAAAAATAACGATTGTTTTTTTCCAGTCATATTTACTTTAGGATGAACTTTAGGAATATTTTAATAGTTTTGCTTGCTCTTTCCCTCTTGTCATGTGGGCATATAGAAAAAAAACCTAAAGATATTCTCCCCCGTACCTCATTTTTACACATTCGTAAAACCCTCACCGTTATTCAATGTATAGACAACGACTGTGCCACCCATAATTTTAATTCGGCTGCTAGCGGCTTTATAGTGAAAGTAGCCAAAGATGGCGCGTATGCCATTACAGCAGCGCATGTATGCGAAGATAATGTTCCCCCTGCGTTAGAATCCCCAACGACTAAAACGGTCGCGACTTATGTAATGCGACGGCTGGATGGAGAAAGTTATAAGGCTGCGGTTTTGACTTATGATAGAGAAATTGATGTGTGCCTCGTATTCGTCAAGGATCTTACTGAAGGGGTAGAAGCCGTTAAAATCTCTCCCACAAAACCCGAGCCGGGAGATCGTGTCTATAATATTGCGGCGCCAATAGCCATTTTTAGGCCCCATATGGTGCCCATTTTGGAGGGGCGTTATAGTGGAGAAACCGAAGGCTTGGCATGGTACTTCTTGCCGGCGGCGCCCGGTAGCTCGGGATCGATGATTGTTAATGAAGACGGGGAATTGGTGGGACTCGTTCATTCTGTTTTTGTTAGGTTTCCGGTGATTACTTTGAGCACAAGATATGATCATCTTATCTCCTTTATTAGAACAAATCTTGATAAATACATCGTGTATAAAAGAGTGATGAACCGGCTGGGGCTAGATAATATCTTCGAACCAGATTCACTTACGCCAGATAAGACTTCCTAATTTATTTCTTACCTCTTTTAAATAACGCTTGGCGTTACGCGCCAATATAGATCGATCTTCAGCAACATAAGAACGTATATCGTCTTCTGAAAACATGGCTATTCCTTTGCAAAAGGTGGCGACTCTCTCATTTAAAGTGTCTTTATCTAGGTTTTTAACCCGATAGGTGCCAAAAAGCGCTTCTTTTTCATCGATGAAGAGGGTGACATTAATTTTACCGTGAGCGCTGGGGGCTATTTCTACTAGGATTCTCATATTGTTGGGCTCGCACACATAATCAAAATTGCTCCGAGTAGCAGAATGGCGGCGTTTTGTGTATTTAGGGCTCATGAGCTAGATTTCATCAAATAAAAATTCATCAAAAGTTTTCATATATTTTAAATAGTCTTCTTTATAGATACCCCATAAACAGGCGGCTACGCTACTCAAAAGGGAATTGCCATCTTGAGGAGTGAAGCAAAAGCCGGTCACTTGAGTTTTTCCCCCTCTTTGAGCCGCGAGTAACGATGGAATAGAAATTACAGTTTGATTAAAAGTTCTCCCATAATACCCATGGTCGCGGCCAAAAGAAAAAATCTTATTAGCCAAAGTCTTATGAGTTAAAGACACAAATTTGTTTTCTTTAAACTTATCAATTAAAGAAGCCGTAGATAAGAATTGATACACAATAAGATCAAAACGCAGAAGGTGCATATATTGAGAATTGATTTTAAGAGCACTGGAAAAAATGTTGATGTGCTTATTTTTGGTTTTAAACAAATCATAGGCATCTTTTGCATGATGGGTCCCAAAGTTGGTATATTTATGGCTCCCAACCTGTGGGGAGGCAATAAAGTTTCCTTCTTGGCTGATATCGTTGGCGCGCCGAATGCAAACAAAGTCGGCTTTTTCAATACGATTTAGACTTGGATCAATAGAATGCAATATAGCAGCAATATTGTGAGTGTTACAGCTGACCACTTGAATAAAACTAGGGCTTTCCTTGAATATGGTATCATTAATTCCATACGCATAAGGTACCCCAAAATCTTTTTCGCTCCCTTGGGCAATATAGAGCTTCTCGGGATAATGTTGGTAGTGTTTGTATTTATGCTCGTTGCCGGCAGGAGTACAGTCGATGATCACGCTAGCTCGTTCCAACGCTTCCGTAAAATTATAAGAAACTTTGTGCCCTAATTTTCGAAAAAAGTGCATCTTCTCTTCGTCAGACGCCAGCTTTGCGCCTCTTTTGGTTAAACTATTGACTTTGGCTACTTCTTCAATAAGCGGCGTTCGTTTGTGAAATATGATTTCATTTAAGCCGAGTTTCTCTTTGAAATCTGCCAATAAGCCGATGAGGGGCTCCCCAATAGTTCCTGTGCCAACAATTAAAACGCTTTTGCTCATGCATTCCTTTGGGTTCTTATCTTAACGACATCTTGAGGTAAGACGAATTCGATCTTTTTATTTTTGTTCTTTTTATCTACAAGGGTGATATACTGTTCACGATTCCAATACAAAGGGTCGTGCATGCTTTCTATAATAAAGGATCTATTCTTATAAAGAACGCATGTGCCAGTATATATTTTATTCCCCTTGCGGTCCAGAGCGAAGGTGGGCATTTTTTTTACCTTTTTTATATTTGGACTTAACAGTAGTTTTTTCTTTTTTAGGCGGAAGGGGTTGTGTCCATGTTTTAACCCGAAAAAGGTTTCCGGCGCGACCACATCGCTTTACCTTGACTAAATCAAATTTTTCTTTTAATTCATCGCGTTTTTGATCAGCTTCCTCAAATGTCTTAAAAACGCCCGCCGACTGCCAGTTCTTAGTATCCATAAGACCCTCTCATTAATAAAATATACCTAATTTTATCAACAATCAAATACTATTTTAAATATTATTTTTAGCCTACATTCCGCCTAAAAGCGTTAAGGCAATTAAACCAGGAAGACGGGGTGCAACATACACCCCGGAAAATAATGTTTCGGTGCGACCACCCACATAAGAAAAAGCCGCTTCTAAGCGATTACTCACTCGCGGATCATCTCCCATTTCAGGTGTCACAATTAAAAGCAATACTCCCGTTTTTGGGTTGCGCGTAGGGGGAGGGCACGGAGAAGAACGGAGGCACCCTTGAAACACATTTGCCCCTAAATCATGAGCAGAAACATCTCGTGCAACTGTACTGCCTAACAACATTCTTCCACCAGTGCGCAAACATCTTTCCAAATCCTTGGAATCAAACGCCTGAATAGGAGAGGGCTCGTTAGCCAGCTTTAAAACTTGGGCTAATAACTTTGCAAAATTTCTATTAGCGGCTGGATACATATTCAACATTCCCACTTTACCGCGTAATAATTGGAGTTGTTTTTCATTGTCAATGACAATGTGCGGATGATTATGGATGTCTTTGAAAAGCGACTGGCAATTA